TTCCAATATTTCTCTGCGTATATATCAACTTGAAAACTGTTTTTACTTACGTTAACTTTATAACTTAAACTTTCTTCCAAAGGCCCTCCTCCCTTATCCTCTTTTATAAGGTTAGATTTTGCCTTATCTACTACATTACTAGCAAAAGTATTTATATAGTCAATTAACGCCATTTAAGATGCCTTTTTCTGTATGATAAACCATTCTACTCCGTCACTCCAAACTTGTATTCCCTCAAATTCTTTATTTATAACGTAAGCGTCAGTATCTCCGTCTAAATTCTGTCCTAAAATCGGCGTTAGATTTACTCTTGTTGAGGTTGCAAAGCCACCATTAGAAATAAATCTTATTACTCTATTCACGTTTATACTATCTGTTGCGTCTGGTAGATTTAAAGTCATATTACCATTTGAGCCATTCCAACTTAAACGTATCATATCTGCAAACTGATAAGTAGCATCGTTGAGGTTTATTACTTCATCTGGAACAACTGTTAAATTTGTTGGCGTTATATAGTTTCTTGATGCGTAAGTTCTTACGTCATTTAACGTACTTTTTTTAGTTGTGCCTCCTTGCACTACTGCCAATTCTTCTGTGCCTTGTAAAGTAGACGCTTGAGGTAATTCTGATATTTTTAAATTTGCCATTATGTATTTATTTTTCCTTTGTTTTCTTGTAATATTAATTCTCTTGTTTCTTGAGCTAAATAATCTTCGCAAAGACTTATTTGATTTGTAGGTAATTCAACGTTAAAATCTAATTCCCAGCCGTCCAATAAATTTTCATTTGCTAACTCTATTTTATTAACTGTTGGACTATCACTTGCCGTTATATCCATATTTACAAATCCTCTGTGTGCTTTTACCCAAACGCCATTTAAAGCTGAAAGAGTATTATTCCAATTGTCAACTGCATTGTCATTTTCATAAAACTTATCGTTTACTATTTCCTTATTTATATCTCTTAAATCTAAACATTGTATTTGAACTGAAAACTGAATAGTTGCGTTGCTGGTAAAAACTGCATTGTTTATTTCGATATTAGCTAAAGGAAATATATTTGCTCTGTTAATATCAATATCTTGACCAGTTGTTATGGTATTGATAAATTCACTCTCCTCAAGTCTTTGTCTTAAATATCTTAATAATTCTGTGTACTGGTTCATTATAATTCTATTGCGTTACTGCCTCGTCTTAATTTTTCTTCTTGTGTCATTTTATCGAATTTGTGTGCCAAAAATATATGCAATTCGTGTACTGGTATTTTAAAAACTTTTTTCATATTTAGTATGTTATCATCTGCCAATAAAACTATTGTTGCGTACCAACCCCACTTTTCAAAGTATCTTGATGTTTTATTCCCCTCACTATTACCTCGTTCGTATATTTCTGGATAGCTATTCTTAATTCTTTCGATAAACTCGAAAAAAAAACCAACGCACCATTTACGATATTCATTGTCGCTTGTTTCATAACCTCGCCAGTCAATGCAGTTCCAGAATATTTTTCAATTCTATAATTGCCAAAAGCATCTTCATTAGTTATTCGTCTAAACAATATCGCCATTACTTTATTTAGTGTTTCTGGCTTTGTTCCGTATTCAACTAAATCTACATATTCAGCCGTTGTAATATCGTTGAGGTTTGGAATAAAACCATATTCAACTCCGTCAAGATAAAATCTGTTTTTAAATTTAACTTCAGTATTTAAAGCAGTTGTTATTTGAGTAACAATATCCTCATAATCTGTAAGTTTAACTCCGTCCAAACTGTGATAGTCTAAATTGCTAAATATACTAACCACTCTTGCCGTAAACTCTCTGCTAGTTAAACCTTTTTTCCTTGTCAACTTTTCGTACTTCTGAAACTGCAATAATGTTATATCGCTATTGTTTTCTGGTAATGTTACTTTGACTTTCATATACTAATAATAAAATTTTAAAGTTTTTGTTATTTATCTTATTTCTATTCCGAATTGATTTCCTAAAACGTAGGAGGCAACGTATCTCAGTGGATCAATCGTATGATTAAAATCGTCAACAAATAATTTGCTCCCTTTGTCTGCATAAACATAATTATTTAATTCTTTTGCTACATTTTTACTATTAACCTCAACTATTAATTTATAGTCTAATAATAAAGTAATTCCAAGAGCAATTGAGCCTTGTCCTTTCATTGACGGAAGTATATTATTACCTTTATTATTTAACTCTTGAATAAGACGTTTTTCTGCCGAGTCTCCAATAATTAAATTATTGCCAGCACAAGATTTATTAATTTCAGCAATTTGATTATTAGTAAGTTTTGATTTATACAAATGTTCTTTTATCCAAATTATATTTTTTTCTTTATCAATAGCGACCTCAATAAGCGTTGTTGGATCAATCATTCCATAATCTTGTCCAAATACAGTTTGTAGTCCTTTAGGGTTAAACTCTCCGTATTCCCAATTCGTAAATACAACGCCCTCTGCTTTTTCTAACCAGCCTCCTAACATTTGATGCTGATATTTACTTGGTCTATTTAATTTAAGATTTTCAATTTGTTCTAAATAACTCTTTGATAAATTCTCTTTGTTGTCTAAATACGTTGTGTGAATATAAGTCGTGTTTCCTTTTGTTGTATTAATTCCAGCTTGGACTCCTTTGTCTTGAAAAAATCTATTGTATATCCAATGTTCCTTTGTGACTGGATTTAGTATTAAAATAACTCTGTTTTTGTTCTTGTTATTTCTAACTGACATATCTATTTTGTCAAATATGTTTTCGTCAATTAATTCTTCTGCCTCGTCCATTATCCAAGTCGTTATATTCGTCAAAGATTTTAGCGATGCCGTATTGTCTCCACTCGAAGTTTTAATGCCCTTAAAAATTATCTTGCTCCCAGAAAGTTTGTTTATTATTTCGCTTTTAGTAATATTGAAATGCTCCTCTAAATTAAGAGTCTCAATTTTATCTAAAAATTCTGGAATGATTGAAACGTAAGCAGAGGTTAAAGTTAGTCTTGTAAATAATATTGTGTGACCAGCCTCGTAAGTTAAAAGTAATAATAAGGTGTTTATAGAATATGATTTACTTGAGCCTCGACCTCCAGTAACAATAAAGTATCTAGCATCAGAAGTTTTTATTGGCTCAAATTTTCTATGTATCTCAATCACTTAAATTTAATAATATCTTTAAAGTTTATATTAAAACCCTCGCTGGAATTTATGTCAACTGTTTCTTTTGGCTTTCCATATCTATAACCAAAATATAATGACATCGCTCTGCTATCTCCTTTAAATATCTGTTTACCTAGAGTTTCAATTACCTTTTCATTGTCAATAAGTTTATCTAACTTCTCAATCAATTTGAGTTCGTCTGCTTTCTTTGGTCTGCCAGCACCCTCTCTTTTACCTCCGTTGTTTTTTCTTTTGTCCATAATTGATAGTTTATTGTTTAATCAATTTTTTTTTCGTTACGACAAGCCTTTAATTCTTCGTCCATTTCTGTAATTTTAACATATAGTTTTGATACTACTGTTTCCAATACTGATAACCTTTGTTTAGTTGTATAATTTTTAGCTTTCATAACTAGAATGTACTTTGTCTAATTCGTTACTCATTTTTAAAAGAAGTTTTCCACTTCCTTGACAATTTTTACATAAGTCTATTTTTCTGTATTGTGTTGCAAATATATAAGCGTAAGACTCAATCAGTAAATCAATCTCTTTGTCATTCCAGAGCTTTAGTGTTCTATTCTTAATATAATTTGAATATCTTTTATATAAATCTTCTGTAAAGCATCTAACTGGTTTGCGTCTTATTGGAAACAATTTATTTAGTTTTTGTTTACGCTCCTCACAACCACAATCGTCGTTATCTTTAAATATAGCTTTTTTGATAACTTTGGTTAATGGTTTAATTGGTTTACTCTCCAATACATTTTCTACAACATCGCCAAGACCTTGAGGAGTCACTTTTACTTTTGTTCCTTTTTTCTTCCTTACTTGTTTTTTTGCCATTTTAATTTACTGTTTTGATATTTATAATAATCTTCGTTTAATATTTCTTGAATGCCTAGTTTGGTTTCTCTGAATACAAATCCATAATTTATATCGTATGTATCTGCAATTTCTCTATTACTTCTGTCGTAACTTTCTTTTATAAATTCCAGCCTATGCCATTTAATATTTTTTGCCTTGTCTAATATCTTTTGCTCTGCGTCTGTCGGCTCAAATTGTTTCGTTGTATCTTCTATATAATAAAATCCGTCTAAACTAACTGGCTCTTTTTTTGCCTTATTCTTTTTGGATCGAAAAAGGTTTTTAAGAGTTGTAAATATATATCCAGCCGTTACGTTTTGTTTGTCCATTACCAGAAAATACATTTCTTGAGTAATATCGTCAGCTAGTTGCTTATCCCTATTACAAATGTAATAAGCCATTTCTCTCCACTTGCTATCGTTTTTTGCTAACTCCTTGAGCATCTTATCTGACTTGTTCAAATTTATGTAAAAGTTATTAACAAAACAAAAACGCCTAAACTTGAGAGGTTTAAGCGTCTTAAAACAAAACAAAACAAATCAACTATTTTGAAGATTTATTATTCAAATATAAAATTTGCTATGTTTAATTTCATTATAGTTTGCTAATTTTTAT